TGCCCTCTTTCTTTTGACTGCGCTTTGCCTTTCTCCTGCCGTCATTTGATTTGCCTTAGACCGAGGCACACACTTTGGATACTTTCTTTTAGAACTTTTGGTGGATTTACGGCCACACTTCTGAAACTTACCGTCTTTCTTCGGTGCGCCTATGTCTACCCAGTCTCCTTTCGAGCCTTTACCAAACCATTCCTTTAGACTCATTAGCTCATCCTAGTGCGAGGTCTTTTCTTTTTCATCATTTTGTCAAAACCTCTTGGCATGACAGATAAGACTCTTCGCTTATCAGCAAACCCACCTGCTTTTGCACCTGCTGGCTTTGGTCCTTTAAAGTCTTTTCTTTTTTTACCAGAAGGATCTTTTATCTTGCCTGCACATATCTTACTAGCATAAGCGTTTGCATAAGCTGACGGATATACATCGAATTTACGTTTGGCTGCCGCTTTTCCACGAGGACATAATTTAGTCACTACCCTACCTCCACTGCAATAGAACCGTTAGTTACCACTTGAACCGTGCCAACACTAGCCGTAGCCAGTAATGTACGAGAATCATATGATATATCTTTAAATGTGTCTCCATCAAATACCTGTAATCTGCCTGCAGTTTGGTTCCAGATAACGTCACCATCTCTAAATTTAGACTTATCAATGGTAGTTTGATTAAACTGAGGCGTTTGATCTACGTCAACAGCGTTTAAATTAAGCTCAAGCACCCTGACCGCACGGTTATATGTATCAGCTGTGACGTTACCATCAAGAGATAAGGGCAGTCTGGTCTGTAATATTTTAGCCATTATCTTCTACCGTTTGGTTGTAGATCTAGCCTAGTCTTGCCAAGCCTAAATCCTACGCCTGAGTTTTCAGATTCAAATCTAATAGCAGCCTGCCTGCCTCTAGCCCTCATGTCTATCTTGGTGGTGCTACCAGTGAAGGCTGTTGTCTGTTCTGTAGCTAGGTCATCACCCGGAAAGTTTCTTACTTTAAGCACTGCATTGATGGACTGTCCACTGCCACCTGTGCCATTGAAGTTAACGTCTGGAATCATGCGTCTGACAAACTGAAACTGTTCTCCATCGCCTATATCAAAGTCACCTGACTCAATGAAGACAGACTCCATGGGCGATCCGTCATCGTCATTGCCCACTTCATGGCTATACAGGAATGGAGTCGATGAGTCTTTGCCTGCGGCTATGGGGTTATCAGAGATACCTTCGTCTATCCATGTGGTTCTAGACAGTTGTCCGATTGACCAGCTATCTTCTTCATAATTATAGGTAACGTATCGGTCGATGACTGCAGTAGAAGCTGAACAATAGAACCAACCTACTTCGTTGAACTGTTTGTTTACAAAGCCAAAGAACTGAAATCCTTGTGACTGGTTCATGTCATCGTACACATAAGACTGCACGGTGCATCTGACGTTTTGAACCGCACCTGTGTATTTATAGAAACCTTTTTTATCCATCCAAAAGATTCCAGCAGGTGTATTTACCGGACAGTTTGGCCCTATCAGACTCACGCCTTCGTTGATTAAGTTAAGACCAAAGGTCAAAGGCGGTCCTATAAACTGTAAGCTATACAGAGCTACATCAGTCCATATCAGTGTTTCTTGTCGAGCTCGTAACCCACCAATAATCTCAGAACCTGCAGAACATCTGAGATCACCTGCGGTGTTGTCTGATCTGGGCTCCCAATCTGCTGGGTTTTCTTGATCAGAAAATGCAATCAAAAGCGGATCAACTGACCCTGTCCTTGCGGTAAAGGTAGAATTAATAGGATCTGCGCCCAGAACTAAAACATGTCTATCAATGTCAGACACAATAACTTGTAGTCCTCTAGTAGGCGTAAGATTAGCGCCAGTCAATGAGCTTAACTCAACAGCTCTAGTGTTCAGGCCATTCGTATTGTCCCAATAATAAATGCTTCCTGCCCTTGGATTAGCTATAAGATCTTCACCAAAGTTATCCATTGACCACAATCTTAACTGGTTGCCTTCAGAGATAGCAGATATTGACCCCCATGCTCCAGATCCCCATGAGTCAATACCCCAGCCTGTGCCTGCAACGAAAACATCCAAGCCAGTATTAATTTGATATGTGCCTACCGTAGATCCACCACCATTACCGCTGTCGCTTGAGTTAGCGGTCACCGTGTTACCAGAGGTATCTTTGGCTGTGATGGTGTAACTATTAGAGTTTACCACTGACAATATTTGGTATTCTTGATTAAGCACACTGGCAACGATCAGACCGCCTAAACTAGCTGCACCTGAAAAAGTTACAAAGTCATTGTCAAATGCACCATGACCAGTTTCATTTACTGTAATGGTTGATGATCCGTTGGTTGCTGAGAAAGTGACATCACCTGCCGCAGTTGTTAGACGTATAGGGGTCACATCGTTGTAACTTGCGCCCTCTTGAATATATAGCTTGAATCGAGTGCCAAGCCCTAAAAGCTTTGACCCTGCTAAATTCACCCAGTTATGTAGCTTTCTGCCAGTACCTTCGTAAGAAGACAAAACAAACTTCTGCCAACCGCCTATCTTCTCAGCATACCCTTTTCTAAATCTAACTAGATTGCCGTCAAACCAACCGCCTTCAGCGGTATAACTGGTGCTTTCTTTGTTGATACCTGGTCTAAACTGAAAAGGTTGTAATGGCATATTATGCGTCCGCTAGTTCAAGCATTCGTATTCTTAAACGCTTGCTTCGTTCTGGGGTTTGTTTGCTCCACCTGCTATCGTCCATTTCAAGTGCGACTTGACCCCAAGCCTGATCTTCTACTGCTTCGTTCATGTGTTTGAATTTACTGAGTCCAGTCGGACCCATTTGAAAACACATATTCACAAGCACATGTTGAGCTTCTTGAGGGAG